CGCTGAACTAAAAAAAGCCCAGTAAAAAACCGGAGCGGTCATCCCGCTCCGGTCTTTTGTTACTTGTCATCTTCCAGCCACTTGTCGATGTCCTTCTCTTTCTCCTTCCGGTCGTAGCCGAGCGCCGCGTAGGCATCCAGCAGCAGCTTCTTCAGCCACTTGCGCTCCGCGCTGCTTGCTGCGATGTACTGCTGCTTATATGCTTTTGTAATCGTGCTCGCCAGTGCGTCAGCCTTTACGCCGTGATCGAGATAGGTTTTCGCCGCCTTCGCCACGTCTCCGCTCTTGTCTACCACAGAGAGGAATTCGTCGTACTTTGCGTAATCGTCGCCGCCCTTCCATTCACGGATTTTCCAGTAGGCGTCGTTTTCATCCTCGGCAAAGCCGCCCGCCACCATCCGGCGCACCGCATCCGTTTCGCTCACTGTCCCGGCCTTTACGCCGTCCCGGATATTGGTTCGGATCATGTCATCCTGAGATTCTTGCAGCTTCTCGTTCATGTAGTCGATCCGCTGCTGCTCACTCATCGGCTCCATTTCCGCCTTCTGCGTGTCGCTCGCAAGGACGTTGTAATAATACGCCGCCTTTGCCCGCTCGCTCACGCCGGTATAGCTTGCAAGAAACGCTTTCTTCGCTGCGCTCTTGTCCAGCGCCCGGATAGCCTTCACAAAATCAAACGAACTGCGCTGATCTTCATACGCGGTCATCTCCTGATAGGCCGCCGTCTCCTTCGCGCTCAGATTCTTGAATCCGCTTTCAATCCATCCCTGCGCTTCCTCCGTCGCCGTCTTGCCAAAGAGCAGCGCCTGCGCCAGATTCTTTGCCATCTCGCCCGGCTTGTCATTGTAGATCGGATATTGCAGGATGTCGCGTCCCTCGTTGTCCGCCTTGTAGCTGCCGCCCTGCACGACGGCCTGCGCGCCCTGTGCCATCTTCTTGATCTGCCCGCCGCCGAATGGCAGCGCCAGATAGGCCGCCGGGTTTGCCAGCTCGTTCACCACCGTCTGCACTTTCTTCTTCGGGGCAATGTCCTCGTTGCTGGCAAGCAATGCCTTTTCGATGTTCCCGATGTTCGGAATGGCCGACGAAACCGCAATGCGTCCGCTGTCGATCTCCAATCCCCACTTCTCATCCAGTCCGAGCACCGTGAGCATCTGCGTCCCCGGCAGCTCGCTGATGAGGTTTCCGCCGAGATTTTTGATCGCCTGATACGTCCCCGGCTTCTCCTTTGTGAAGTCCCACCGTCCTGAGAGCGCCGACTGCACCGTGTTCGGCAGCTGATACCCTGTGAAATCTCCCACGCTGTCATTGAGAATGTCCAGCGGATCGAGCGCCGCGCGTCTGCCCGCAATGGCCTCATAGACCTCATTGTAGAGCCACGCGCCGATCAAAAACTTAAAGAGCGCCTTTGCAAGCTGCGCTACGCCCTTCTTCCGCTCCTGCGGGATCATGTCCTTGAAGATCCAGCTCAGTTCGTTGTTGACCTCCAACTGGAACTGCGTAAAGAGCTTGATGATCGGATTTCGCGCCGAGTAGATCGTCGGCGTCGCGCCTTTGCTGCGGTCTGCCATGACGTTTGCTGCGAACTGGTCTGCCTCCTGCATCGCGTTCACCTCGCTCATGCCAAGCCGGAGGTTTTGCAGATACCGTGCCCGGACGACGCTTCCGGTCGTGAATTCGTCGACGGCTTCCATCAAAAATGCCGCCTTTTCCGAAACCTTGTCCATGGTCGACATCGCGAGCCGCCCATATCCGCTGCGGTTGTGGATGAATGTTGAAGCCGCGTCCAATCCGTCCGCCGTCTTGTAGTTTTGCAGCGTTTGCCACATCCCGTGCAGCATATCCGCCGATGACACCTGGCTCCATGCCTGCGTCAGCGGAATGAAGTTCGTCATCGCCGATCCGATGTTCGCCGCCACCATGTTTGCGCCCACGCGGGATTCAAAGGCTTTGCAGACGTTGTAGAATTTCCGCCCCAGCATCTTCTCCATGCCGCGGTCGAGCCGCGACTTCTTCCCGGCGAGCAGATTCGTGTATTCGTCCAGCTCCGCCACGAAGTTTGAGAGCGCAAACGGCGCGTCCTTCATTGCCTGCGCCACCCGCTCGTTTGCTTCATCCGGCGTCAGCGTCGGATCTTGCAAAATGCGGTCGATCTGCTTGCGCACGCCCTCGTCGCTCGCGCGGTAGCGGATCTGCGTCGCCAGCGCCCGGAGACGTTGGATGTCGCCCGTGTGGTAGATGACGTCCGAAGCAACCTCAATGTACCGGTCGAAGCCTTGCAGCGCGTCGTAGGCCGTCGCATAGCCGAGCCGCTGCTGGATGTTTGCCATATACCGGATGCCCGGCCGGAACGACTGCGTCAGGCCGTTGATCGTCGCTGGCAGCGGCGTTACCTCGTCCGTAATGCCGAGGTGCCGTCCGAATCGTGTCAGCAGGCTCCCGTCCTTGTCGTTTTCCTGAAAATGCGGGAAATACCCCTGCATATAATCGACCGGCTCATAGCCGTTTTCCATCCGCACGCGGTTCATGTTCTGATAGAGCTGATCATAGATGCTGCGGAACTCCTTCACGGCGTTCTCAATCTTCGCGTAGTCCAGTCTCGGGTTTTCCTCGTGGAACTTTTGAATTGCCGCGTTCCATTCCGCATAGCCAAATCCGCCTCGCTGCTTCACGCGCGGATGCTCCGCCAGATACTTCCGGTTGAATTCCGCTTCCCCGAGCCACTGCACCGCGTAGCTCTCCGAAACCAGATTTCCGTTTTCCACCTTCCGGCTGAGATTCAGCGCTTTGATCCTGTCCTGCAAGCCGACGACGTAGCTCTTTCGGTCGCTCTCGTTCTTGTGTACCGGGTGGAAATACTCGTTGTTGAACGCCTCGGCCTTCTCGTCTGCAACCTTGCCCTTCTTCGCAATGTCCCGGATGTTCCGCTCCATGGTCTCGCGCATATACGCAAGGCCACTCCCCTTGTCAACCCACTTCTCGGCTTCCGCCGCGTTCAGCGCGTTCTCCGCCTGATCGCGCAGTCCCTGCTTGCGCGTGTTGTTCCAGGCTTTCAGCCGCAGCGCCAGCAGATCATAGTCCGCTTTCGCTTCGTAGGTTTTCAGGATCGCTTCCGCGTTCTCCCGGTTCTGTACCGCTTCCGGCGTCGTGTCTCCGCGCAGCAGCATATTCACGACCTTCTGGTCTGCGTCCGTCAGCAAATACCGGCTCTGCACCTTCTGGAATTTCTTCTTCTCGGCCTTGACCTCCTTGGCAAGCTCCATGGCTTCCTCTGCCGTCTGCGGCACGCCCAGCTTCTCCTTCTTGCGCTCCTGCGCTTCCTGATAGCGTTTCGCAATGCGGATTCCTTCCGCAAGCCGCTGCACGGATTCATCAAAGTCATTCCGCGCCCACGTCTTGAAGCTCTCCGCCTGTGCGCCAAACGCTTCGTTCAGCGTCTTTTCGCGCTTCTGGATGCTCTGCGCCACCTCATAGAGCTGCAAGAGCTGGTCGCTCGGTGCTGTGATGCTCGCCGGGAACAGCTCCGGCGCCATGTCCCGCATCTCCTGATAGAACGTGTCGACCGGCAATCCATCGCTGGAAAGGCGCAGCGTGCCCATGGTCTGCTTGCGGAACAGATTAAAGTCCGCAATATCCGCCCGGTCTTTCGCCGAGATGAAAAGCTTCTGCGTGCGGATTTTCTCGCGCACATCCTTGTACTGCTCATAGTATTCCGTGTCGGCCTCGCGCCCTGCGTCCCATGCCTGGTCAAACAGCCGGTTCAGCTTCGCGTTGTCCATCTCGCCGCCGCGCAGTACGTCGTATATGATCTCATCGGCGATTGGCCGCAGCGTCTCGCGCTTTGCCGTCTCCGGCACGCTCAGATTGTCCGCCAGCCGCCGAACCAGTGTGTTTTCCGTCCGCGCCACATATTCCGCCGCCCGCTCCGGCAGTGCATCCCGGAATCTCTGCTGTGCCGAAGCATATCGGATGTCTGCGCTTTTCAGACTGAATGCGCCGTTGTTTGCCACGGCAGATTTGATTTGCGTCGGTTCCAGCACTGCCCATGTTGCTACACCGTTCTCAATCGCTTGGATTCCATCATACCCATGCCGTTTCAGCAGCTCTGACATCTGCTTCGAGTTGACCGCTTGCCACAACATTTCCGGTCTTCCGGCTTCTTCCCATGCCTGCCGCAGTTCACTCGGGCGCACGCCGATCCGTTTCGCTAGATCCATATAGTTTCCATCAAACCCGCCGTCCGTGTCCCCAACGTTCGCCGGATTTTCGACACGGATATACGCTGGGATTACCCTGTCAACGTTCCCCGCATAAATTGACGAGCTTGGCAGCAGTTTCTCAGCAGCTCTATTCGCCGTGGAATACTTTTCTGCATACTGGATGTTCGCTGTCAGCCAAATCGGCTTTCCGCCCGCATCGAACGTGGTAAACCTTGCGCCCGCTCCATGGAACACCAGCAGCGGCTCGCCGTTCCGGTTGACCGCTTTGCTGTTCCCAAACCACCGCGTGAATGCAGCGCTTTCCGTTTTTCCGCGTTCCGCCACAAGCTTTTGCAGCATTTTCGGATTTCGCAGTAGCACCGCGTCCCGGAAAATGCCGTCACCTTCCGCGTCCATCATTTCCAGCACTTTGTTCAGATTCTCTCTGTCCTGCTCGCTGATCTGCTCCGCACTGGCTGAGAATTGCAATTCTGGCGGTGCCCTCGCGCTGCCGGACTTCTTCGTCCACTGCCCGGCCTCCATCGTCACCTCGGCGCGGATGTTGTTTGTGCCGTAGGCCGTGCGGTTGATTCCGGCGTAGGCGTCCGCCACGATCTCCTCAACGTAGGCGTCCGTGTTGTCTCCGTAGATCACGTTGTAGGCGTCGATGTAGCTGTCGATCTGCGCCTTGCTGATCTTTCCCTCGGCCACCAGCCGCTTGCGGATGCGCTGCGCCATCTCAGCGTTGCGCTGTGCAATGATGTGATACCCTTCGTGCTTGGCGAGCTGCGTCGCGGTATATTCCTCGCTGTCCAGCCGCACCAGCACCGTTCCGTCTGCCAGCGTCACGCCGTCCGCGCGGAACGTGCGCCCGTCGACCGTTGTTTCCAGCTGCCCGACGACGAATTGGTAGCGCTTGATTCCCGCCGTGCGGAAAAATTCTGCCGCCCTCTTCGCGTCCGCGTTTTTCAAAATCTCCGCCCGCGGCATCACGCGCACCGTGTTCTCGCTGCCGCCCTTGCCCAGCAGCGCCGCGTTCGTTACTTCAGACCAAGTTTTTGATAGATTTCTTGCCTGATCCGCTCTTTCTCGTCCTCGGCGGGCGCTTTCGCTTCGCCCTCCTGCTGCTTGCTCCACTCGCCTAGCTTGCTCTCCGGCACGCGCACCAGCATTCCGTTCCTGTCCTTCAGCAGATACGATCTTTCCATTGTTTCCTCCTTGACGTTCGGCCTGTACCACTTCGCCAAATGGTACGCCTTTCAGGTTGACATTTTTTCCTTCGTAGGATATACTACCGATAGAACCATTTCGCAGAAGCGGCTGGGACGCTATTGTAAGCCCAGTTCGGCGAAGAAGCGGAATGGTTCTTTTTTGATCTGCATACAAAACCTCGCTGCTTTGAATGAAGCTGGCGGGGTTCTTTTTTGTGTATGCGCTGTTGACCTTCTGCATATCGTCGAGCAGGAATCCGTCCTCTGTCGCCCGCAGATCGAGCACGGCCATCATCGGCTGTCCGTTCTGCGCCTTCACGCTGCCGAACAGCACCAGACGGCTGTTGTCTCCGCGCCCGGTCTTGCTTTTCAGAATCAGCACCGGGTCTTCCAGAATCTCCGGGACGCGCTCAATCTCCCGCAGCGTGATCTCCGGGTGCTCTTTCAGAATGGTCTTGATCTTGTCGCCGTTCATGTAGATGTCGCTCTCCACCGCGCCCAGTCCCTGCAGCGTCGCGCCGGTCGTGCCAAGTTCAAACGACGCGCCCTCCGGCTTCCCATCCCGGTTCCACTGCCGCAGCTTTTGCCGGTAATCCTTCGAAATGGAATACTGCGCTGCGCCGCTCTGCTGCGCCGCTTTTCGTCCGGCCTCCCATGCCGCCGTCGCCACATCCCGGTTCATCCCGACCGCCGCTCCGACCGTCCACTCCTTCGATACGCCCATCTGCCCCCGCTCGTATGCCTTCTGAAATTTCGCGGCATACTCTTCCACGGAAAGATCTGTCGTGTTGCCGTTTACAAAATACGCCGCTGTCAGATCGTCATATCCGTTCTTCTGCACCTGACGTTCCAGATAGGCATTGTCCGCCGCAGCCGCTGCTTTGTCCATCTCCGCCTCGGCCTGCGCGGTCTGCTGCCCGGCATACTGCTCCGGGTCGATCTCGGCCCATCCTTCGCCCACATCCAGCAAGCTTCCGTCCTCGTCGTACATGTCGACGCCCTGCTGTTCCTGCTGCCTCTCCGTCTGCTCGTATGCCGCCTGAGACAGCTCCACGCTCTGCTCGGCGTTTTTGGAGTTCTGGTATGTCTGGTTCTCCTGCGTCTGATCTCCGCTCTGCGCGTCCTCCGCGGCGTCACGCTGTTCTTTTACGTACTCGCGCAGCACACCGGCCACTTCCTTCTGCGTCGGCTCTCCACCTCGCATCAGATCGCCCTGCAAAGCTGCCGCGCGGTCGAAGGCCGCTCCTTTGCCCTGTGCCAGCCCGAGGTCGATCACATCCTGCACTTCGCCGCGCTGAATGGCCTGCGCCGCCGTCCACTGAATGTTCGCCTCCGACGCGCCCTTCCCCAACGCCGCGTATGTACCGGACATCGCCCAGCCGGAAAGACCGCCCGCGAGGAACGAAAGGCCATCTTCCTCTGCGAAATCCTTCACCATCGCGGCCATCGCGTCCCGCTCACTCATTCCCTTTGCAAGATAGGCGCGGTACGCCGTTTCCACTTCTCCGCGCCCGCGCTTCGCGGTCACGTCATAGATGCGGTTGAGCCAGTTGCTTGCAAATTCCTCTGCGCCCTCCGAAGCGAACGCCCGGACGACCTTACGCCATGCCGCCTTGCCGGACAGCATCGTCTCAATGATGTCTCCCACGGAATATTTCTCGGTAATGCCCTCGATCGCACCCTCGACAATACCGTCGATCAGCGCGTCGACGTTGCTTTTGCCGTTCTGGATTCCCTCATAAACGGAATCTGCTGCGACCTGTGACCCCATCACGAAGTTCATCGTATTCGCCACGGCGCCCTGCGCCGCCGCGCCGGTTCCTAACCCAGCCGCGCCGACCAGCCCGACGGAAACGCCCATGTTCACCGCGCTATCCATTGCGCTCATGCCCGCGTCGTAGACAAATTTTCCGATTGGCCCCATGTCCTGCGACACGGCAGACCGGATGTTCGCCGACGCACGGCTCGCGCCATAGAGTGGACTGTAGATGTTCGTCGGCATGTCTTCGTTCTGGTAGCCTCCCAACCCCTTCGGCAGGACGCCGCGCGCCGATTCAATATTGCCGAGTGCCTTAAAAGGAGCCATGAGCGGAGTCATGGCGGACGAAATGACTGGATGCTCCTGCCCGAACCGCTGCATATCCTCTGCCTGTATCATCGCGTTCTCATAATCCCGAAGCCGCTGTTCATACTCTGCAAGGCTCTTGATCTCATCCTCGCTATATCCCTTCGCCCGCAGATCGGCACGGGCCTCCATCTTCGAGAGCCCGCTCCCGCCGTTCTGTTTGGAGTAGTCCCTCGTGTACATACCGCCCGCATTATATTCCCGCAGCAGTGCCTTCGTCTCGTCATCCAGGGGATCAATCGCCATGTGGCTGCGCTTCATCGCGCGTTCGCTTTGCAGCTGCATCTGCTCCTGCTGAAGCTGCGCAAGCCGGGCCTCCATGTCGCTGATCCCTTCCAGCTTGCCCTGCTTGATCAGCTCTTTCCGCTCATTCTCCCGCCGCACGCCTTCCTCGGTCGCCGTCTCAGCTTCTGCCTGCCGCGTCCGGATCTGCTGTTCCAGTTCCTTGATCTGGCCGCCCAGCTCTTCCTCCCGCTCTTTCAGGACGCCGACATATTCATTGTCGTAAAGGCCGCGTTTGTAGTTTTCGTAGGAGCCGTACTGTTTGACCATTTCCGGCGTATGATCGAACTGGTGCTTGGTGATCTGTTCTTCGCTCTCCACGTTCTGTACGGCCTGATTCTGATACTTGTTGTTTTCGGCGTTCGCGGCCTGTGCCGGGTCTCGATAGACTGTCGTGTTCAGAATCTTCTGCTCTGCCGGGGTCAGCGGTTTCCCGCTCATCTGTTTCTGCCGAAGCTCCTTCTGCTTGAGCGCATAGGTGTAATTCTGGTATGCCGTCTTCTTCGCCACCGTCGGCATGTTCGACTGCCCATACCCCCTCGCCACAGTCCCCATCGCGTCCGCCCGGCGCTCATAGCCCTGCGTCACCTGCCGCTGCGCCTGTTGCTGCATCGCCGCGCGGGCAGCCTTGTAGTTTTCAAAGGCTGTCCGTCGCTGCTGCATCCCGATTTCCTGCTGTGCCCTCGCATCATTTGGCGACATAAGCGAAGTTGTGCTATATTTTTCGTTCTTGTTCTGATTCGCCCTCGCCTTTGCGATTGCTTTTTCCAGTGGTATTAAAGCCATATCATTTCTCCGTTTTCACACTATTATTTTGCGCCCCACGTTCCGCTGCCGTCTTTCGATTTCTTGTACCATACGTCCGGATCGATCTCCACGTTCGTCCTTTCCTTGATTAGACGCGCAATGTCTGCCCATTGCTGATGGCTCAACTGGTTCCTTACGCCGTATGCGTATGTCATAGCTTTCTCGATGTTGTTCTGTCCGAGCAGCACAGATACGGTTTTCATTACGCCTCTGTACTGGTCGTCCATCATCGCGACATTGTTTGCAAAGTTCCCCGCGCCATTGACCGTCGCAACGTCCGCAACGCTCGTGCCGCCGGAGCCGCCGCCCGATCCGCCGCTCGCCCTGCTCTGCGCCGCGAGCTGCTGCAAGTAGGCGCTGTTCTCGTTCGCCGCCTTCTGCGACCAATAGCTGAGCTGGTCGCTCCACTGGTTGTAGTCCCGCGAATAGGCGCTGTCGTAGGCGCTGCGCGCGTCGGAGAGGTCGGAGTAATAGTCGTTCACCGTGTCGCGGTACCGGCTGTACGCCTGATTCTCGCGGTCGCTGAGCAGTCCATACTGGTTGTAGAGGTCTGTGCCCTCGTCGCGGTAGCGGTTGTATGCCGCGTTGTAAAGATCCGGCACAATGTCGTTCAGGTTTTGCAGATAGGCATTGTACGCCTGCTGCCCCACCTGTTCGCCGTAGGTGCTGCCATAGCCGCCGGTCAGCGCCGCCGCCTGGCCCATCGTGTCCTGCATCGCGAGCCGCCCCTGCCTCTGGTACTGCTCACGGTACTGCTGATATACCGGGTCTGTCCCGATGTCATAGCTGAACGGCTTCCGGTTCGCGATCCGGTTGTAAAGCTCCGTCAGCTCGCCGTCCCACTGGCTTTGATATTCCCCCGGTCTGCGGGACTGTACCTGATTGAGATACGTCTGCGCTTGCTGCACAGCGGAGCCGGGCGTGTAACCGCCTTCCAGCCCATTGATCCTGTTTTGCGTATACCCGCTCACGCCCTGCGAGAGCAGCGGACTTTGCCGCTGCGTATATTGCCCCTTGTAGTTGTAGGTCGTCTGTTTCTTGTTGCTCACCTGGCTCTGGTAGCTGCCGTCCGCGTTGACACCTGTGATCCGGTATGTTCCGCCGCCGGTCACGACCTCGTCGCCAGCCGAAAGGCCCGCCGGGGCCTTTCCGTTCTCTACGCGATAAATTGCCATGTCTTCACCCCTTTACAGTTTGAAATACGTCACCGCCTGCACCGGCGTATGCTCCTGATTGTATGCGTTCCAAAATCCCTGCCAGTAGCTGTTGTACTTTGCAGCGGCGTTGTTGTACTTCGTCAGCTCGCCGTTCGCGTCGCAGATCTTCATTTCCAGATACCAGCGGTAAATGTCCTCATACGGGAACGGGATCAACAAAATCGTGTCGAGGTCTACCCCCGGCGGATAGCCTGTAAACTCGCCCATATCCTCTTCCCGCTCATGCGCCCGGAATACCTCGCGGTCTGCAATGCCGTCCAGCTCCCCGAGCCAGTGCACCTTGTCATCCTCGCCGTACTGATTCGGCATCAGCCGGTCGATCATCTCAATCGCTTCTCGAATTCTCATACTCCACCTCCTATGAAAAAGAGGGAGCGGCACACGCTCCCTCTCGTCATGCCGCAAAGGGCACTATGTTGTTATTTCGGCTCGCTTGCGCGGTTGGCTTCAAAGGCTTCCTGCGCCTGCTGCTGTGCTTCCATCAGGCACTCGTAGACCGGGCGCGGAACCTCCGTCCGCTTGCCCCTCGGCACCTGAAACGTTCTGCCATTCACGCCGACATACTGGAACTGCTGTTCGTTGTTACCCGCTCTTGGCAGCATAATCTCCCGCATATCCTTCCATGGGTCATATTTCTGTTCGGTTGTCGCGGTCACAACTGCGGTTTCTTCTGTCTTTGCCATGTGGGTTCTCCTTCCTTAGTTGGCCGGGTCGGTCGCGGAGTATGCGCTCGTGCTCTCAATGCGCACCATGCGCTCCTCGTAGAGCCGCTTTGCCGCGCCTTCGTACTTATAGCCGACGGTGCTGAACTGTTCCAGCGGGCCGCCCGCTTCGCCCTTGGTCTTGACGATCATTTCCATCGTGCCGCCGTCCGGGTCGATCATGGCAAATGCGTCCTTGCCCATGATGATCGTCGCATACACGCTGTAATAGACCGCCGGGTTGCCGCTCGCAGCAGCCGTCTTGACCGGGCAGGTGCTGTCGTTCCAGATCTTCTGGTTCGTCGATTCGATAAAGCGCACGCCGTGCAGCTCGCCGATCTCGCCGTTGAACAGCTCCGTGACTGCCGCGTACTTGTGCGCCTCGACCCATTCCTTGCTCTGCCGCAGATCGAACGCGACAGACGGATGGATGATACCGACGTACTTGCCGTTGATCGTCGGCGCGTGCGCCTTTTTCAGCGTGGTCACGGCCTTGTTGACCTCGGTCGGCGTCAGCACGCAAGTGGTGTCCATGCCGCTTCTTTCTGTCACCTCGGTATGTTCGCCGGTCGTGGCGTTCACCTTGTCGCAGAGCTGCTTCACCGTGCCGCCCACGACCTCGTTTCGCACCATCTTGTCAATGCTCATGCCGCCGGACGCGCCGAGTTCTTCGGTCGCGCCGAGAATCGCGTTGTCAATCGCGTGCAGTTCCAGCAGATCGGAGATCGTGACGTACAGACCCTTCTGCACAAGATCCTGCGTCATGCTCGACATACCGAGCTTCTGGCCGGTCGGGATGACGCCTTCGGTCAGCGTCTCCGCCTCCGGCAGCGTGTTCCACTTGCGCCATTCCACGCTCTTGCCGTGGTTGCGCGGCAGTGCCTGTTTCTTCGCCAGCTGCGCGAAGATGAGTTCCGGACGCGCATTTTCGAGCAGCTGCGTGTCGTAGAACGTTTTCATTGTCGGCGTCAGCTTGTTGGTCGTGTCAAACGCCGTAGTCGTGCCTGTGTATGCGTTCACGTAGTTGCCGGTCGCGTTTATCAGCGTGCCCGCATCCGCGAAAAACTGGAATCCAATGTTGCTGTTACCCATGATTTTTTCCTCCTTCTGCTCAGAGGACGATCTTTTCCCCCCTCTGAACTCTTCTGATGATCTCCGCACGCTGTTCCTTCGTCCAGCTGCGCGGGTCGTTGTTTGTGAATTGCCCGCCGTTGGCGTTCCCGCCGATCTCGGCAGGCCGTGCGCCCTGCGCTTGGATGGTCTGCATGACGTTGTTTCTCGCCTGTGCTGCCACCACCTGCGCTTGCGCTGCCTGGATCTCTGCCATGTGTACCACTTCGTAGGCTGTCTTCGGCGGGACGTTCGCCGCAATCAGCCGGGCGAAGTCTTCGTTTGCCATCTCAGCCTCAAAGCTCGTCCCGTACTGCCCAGCAACATCCCGGTCAAATGCCGACCGGATGCCGTTGAACTGCTCCTGAATCTGGTACTCCTGCAGCTGGCGGCGCATCCCTGCGGTTTCCGCGCGAGAAGCATACTCGCTGCGTACCGCGTCCGCCGTCGAGCCGCGTTCCATGGCTTCTGCCTCATAGAGCCGGTTGTCCGCGCCAAACTTCTGCGCCAGCGCCGCATAGTCGATCTTTCTCGGGTCTGAGGTGTCAATGCCATAGAGCACGCCCAGCCGGTCGACCACCGGAGCCATCGCTTCGATCTGCGCCTTCATCGCCCCTTGCCCTTTGAGCCGCTGCTTCACGGCCTTCTGCACCGCCGCGCCGACTGCGCTGTCGTACTGCTGCTTGTACTTTCCCGCGATCAAGCTCTCAAAGGTCTCTTCCTGCTGTCCCTGAGCGTCCGGGACGTTGGCCTGCTGCTGCGGCACTTGCGCCTGCGCCTGGGCTGCCTGCCCGCTCATCTGCTGACCGGCGACGTCAGCCGCGCCCACCTGGGGCGCTCCTGCCATAAGTTCATCCATAAAGCAAGTCCTTTCTTACTTTCTAATTTCAGTCTACCATGCGTTTTTTGTGATTTCACCCCACGCCGAAAGAAACGATCTGCAAACCATTGAAGTGTTTGCAGATCGGTTTTTTATTCCGGCTGCGTGGCCTTCTGCGCCTGCTCCCGCGCGTTTTGTACCTTTGTCGGCTCCTGCTGCTCGCCGGTTTTGATCTCTGCCAGCTTTTCATCCTGCGGAGCCTGCACGGCCTGTCCGCCCTCCATCAATACCTGTTCGGCCAGCGCCTGCCCGAGTGAAGGATCATATCGATCTGCCACGGCAAGCGCCATCTGCTGCCACTGCGCCAGGCGCTCCGCAAGGTCGGCGTTCTCCTGAATCTTCTGCACGATGCTGTCTTTCCCGTCGAAGTCCATCATGTCCAGCGTCGCGAGCGCCTGATCCACCATTTGCGGTTGGAAGAAGCCCAGCTGGAAGAATTGCAGCGCCAGCTCGTTCTGCGCCATCGCCGTATATTCGCTCGCCTTCTGTGCCGAAACCTCGATATCAAATACCGGCTTCCGCATCCCGTCCGGCTGCCCGTCCTTGCCATAGAGCGGCTGCATCTGCAACCCTTGGTTGGAATACTGCACGAATTCTTCCGCGCCGCGCTGCCCCACAATGCGGAACTGACGCGGCAGATCGTAGAATTGCCGAATTCGCTCAATCACCATGCGGATGAGCCGCGCATAAGCCCGGTATGCCGACTTTGTGCTGTCCTTGCTCGACCGGCCCGATGCTTCCTGCAGCGCCGCAATCGCGGAGGCCGCCGTCACGCCGGAGGTTGTCGCGCCGTTGTTGACGTCCGTGTTGCCGGTCGTCCATTTCAGTTCCTCGATCTTGTTCTGCAAAATTGTGATGTAGTTCGCGCTCAGCGGGTTTACCTGAATCTGCATCAGCGAGTCCTGACTGAGATTGCCGTCCACGTGCACAAAAGGCTTCGTCCAGTCCGCAAATTCTTCCTCGTTTACCGCGCCGTCGCTGCGCCGAAACCACCGGGGCGACGCCGCCATAATTGCGTTCTTGATGATCGCCTGATTCATCCGGTCGATCTGCTCCTGCGCGCTCTTGCCGATGTCGATGTAGCCATAACCGGCGATGCTGCCCTCCACCGGGAACAGCGCATCCACCACAAACGGATAATCCCCATCGTCATAAAGACCGGTCTCAGCCATCGGCCGTCCAACCGGCGTCTGCACCACGGAGCCGTCCGGCATCTGCTGCGTGCTATATTTCTGATCGCCGTCGTTCTCGGTCGCCAGCAGTACGTTGTCTCCGACGAATTTGCAGAAATGCAGCACACTCTTGCCGCCCCGCCACTTCTTGTAGTACCAGTCCACCACCATGCTTTTGTTGTCCGTCGGCACGGTGTCATCTGTGTTGTACTGCTGCATGATGTTGCCGGTCGATTTCAGCTTCCCTTCCAACTCCGGGTACTTGGCCGTCAGGATGTCGTTGTCGACCAGCTCCGTCACAAAGACGTTTTTCGATTTCTGAATGTCTGTGATCCCCGGCTCCCAGAAAAAGCTCAGAATGTCTACCGCGTTCACGGCGATGTCGCCGATTCCGTTCAGCTTGGAGCTGTCCCAGCTCACGTGCCAAACGAGCGTTCCCTGCTTCAGCTTCGTCCACTGGCTGTCCGAGTAGACTTCCTCGAAATCGTTCTGTTCTAGGATCACCGGCAGGATGGACGAGAGCCGCTTTGCTTCTCCCCGGTCGTCCGGCTCCCTTGGCCGGACGGCGGGCGCGGGGTATGCCGCAATCGCGTCCGCGTGCTTGCCCATGATGACGTTAAAGAGCCATGCGCTCGCCCACTTATCGTCCATCGGGTTCCCTTTTTGAATCTGCCGCCAGCTCTTGAGCCTCCACCAGTTTTCGCTCGCCGTCACGCGCGCTTCGAGGTTTGCCTTGCCCGCCTTGTATTTTTGCAGCGTGGCAAACGCCTGCCGCACCTGCGCTTCACCGATTGGCTGCGTCAGCACCGGCGCGCTCTGTTCCATCGTCTCATTTTCCATCTGTTGCTTCCTCCGTCTCCTGCGCGGCTTCCGCTTTGATCTGCATCTCCGCCAGCGCGTGTGCCTCGGCCAATAGATTTTGCAGAATCAGCTCCACGACCACCGGCGGCAGCTTTGCCGCGTTGATCTCCGCAATCAGCTTCTCCCGAAGCGCCCGCACCTCTGTCCCGAATTTCATTCCGCGTCCCCTCCTGTCAATACGATGTTCACCATGTAGATCTTCGACCTGGCATCGTAGGACGCGTTCACGCTCTCCGCCTTGCGGTATGTCCCAATCAGCGGAATCTCCTGCTGCCCGTCAATCACCTTGCAGCTTGCAAAGCTCATGCCCTCCACGCCGGATAGATCCGGGAACTCCGCCCCCGCGCCGACCTCGAAGCTGTTTGTTGCGGTCATCTGTGCCCGCTCGACCAGTGTTTCGTAAAAATTCGTGATCGGGATCTGCTTTTCATCAAGTTTCAAAATCATTGTCATTTCCTCCCTATGACGCATTTTTGGCCGTAATAGCTCTGTTGATAGCTTCCTTCAGCGCAGCATTGTCGTTGGCAAACTGCGCCGCGCGATATTCCGGTAGTTCGCTCACCACGACCGCCGGGGTCACGGTTCCCGCGCCGCTCAGCGCCGCAATCGCCGCCCGCATCTGATTGAAGTGGTTCGTGCTCAATGCCGCGCCCGCCGTAGCCGTCGGCACCGACGCCGCCGTGCCGCCGCAGTCGGCCACCCGCTGCCGCAGCGTGTTCCATGCCGCCGCCGTGATCGTCGAAATCAGGCTGCCCGCCGCAATGTTCGCCGCATCGTTGCTTGTCCATGCAAAGCTTGCGATCAGCGCCTGCGTCGTGGCCGAAGCGTCCGCGCTGTCCAGATACGAGCCGTTTACCGTGTGCCGGACTTTGAAGTAATACGTCGTCCCCGGCGACAGGCCCGGGATCGTCACCGGCGAGCTTCCGATGTTTCCGTAGGACACATAGGCTCCCGTCGCCGTCCGGTAAAACAGCGTCCAATACCCTGTGCTCCCGTCGCCTCCATTCGAGGCCCAGTAGACCGTCGCGCTGTTCTTTGTTGTGGCGACGTTCGTGATCGTCGGCGCAACCGGCGTGATCCGGCTCTTGTAGTAGGCATGTACTTCCAAGCCTTCCGAGATCGTGATCCCGGTCCCAGCCGAGTATGTGTACTGGTAGTTGTCCGAGGACAGCCGGAAATACTGAAAATCATAGAGTTCTGAATACGTCTGGTACTGCGTTCCGGCGTATGTGATGTAGAAAATGCCGCCCTCCGATCCTTCAAAAGAGCCACTTGTCAGCGCCGTGCTCCCGTCCAGGTAGTTCCGGATCAGCACCTTCACGGTCTGCGCCTGCGTCGTGTAGGACACCACGTTCGTGTTGCTGTTCTGCGGCGTCTGCCCCGGTGCGTAGATGTGGACGTAAAATTGATACGTGCCCGCGTTCCCCACATAGCTGCTTATGTTAAACGACCACATTGTCGTCGCGGCCTCGCGTGTCCCGCTTTCCGGCTGGCGCACGAGTGCGGTGTAGCTCGTGCTTCCCGGATAGAGGCAGTAGAGCATCATCGCGTACTGCTGCCCGACGGTCAGCCCCGTCACGTTTAATACGGTTCCCGAAATCGATGCAGTCGGCATAGGCGATCACCCGAATACCGGCACAACGCCGACTACGCCGCTCGATACAAACTTTATCGTCCCATCTGCCCGGAGCTGGATGCTTGCCGTCTTTCCGGCGTTCTGGATGAAGATATCGCCGCTTGTCGACCTGATGCGCACCGCCGCGCCGCTCAGATCCGTCGCGTATCCCTCTGGGGCCGAACTCGACGGCGTAAATTGCAGCCCGCCCGCGCCATCCAGATACATCTCTCCGCCTTTCATGTTCGTCCCGCCAACCGTCAGACCGGTAACATTGCCCATGCTGTCTGTAATCGCGTCGATCTGCGCCATGATTGCTTGCAGCTTTGTCTGGACGCTCACGCCGCCGAGCTGCAAGTCCGTCGCGTTGATCGTGCCGGAGATCGTCGCGCCCTTCGCTGTCATCGCGCCGCTCGCGTCCACCTTGAAGCCGCTTCCAAGGCTCAGTCCGCTGGTACCGAAATACAATCCGTCCGACGCGCCCCACTTCTTGTTCGTCCGGTAAATACTGTCCTCTGCCACCGTCCACGGGCCAATCACCGATCCGCTCGCCGCCGTCAGCGTGCCGGATAGTTTCGCGTTCGTCGCTTCCAGCGTTCCGGACGGGAAGTGCAGTTTCTTGGCCGACAGATATGCGATCTCGTCGCCGCCCTGCCAGAATGTCACCTTTCCCGGCGTCACGGTCACAAGTTCATTTTTCGTCTGGTCTACCACGGTCTCGCCGTCTTTTGTCACCGTGGTCTCGATGTTGCCGACGCCCACGCCGTATACCGGCACCGCGCCGTTGTAGTAGAGCAGTCCGGTTTTCACGTACTGCTGCGAGTTTACCGCGAAGTCGTTGTTGATGCCCGCAGCGTAGTCGTAAAGCTGCCGGATGCCGAATTCGTTTCCGTCAATGGTCATCGTGGCTTCCTGCCAATACTTCCCGAAGTCCGATACCGCGACATAATTGCCCGAGAGCTGCGTCTTGAAGCTCTCGCTGTTCGCGGCGGCGTAGTCCGCCGTCTTGATAATCAGCGCCTTGAGCTGCCCAAAATTCCCGAGCTGCGTCTTCCGCTCCGCGTCCGGCAGGCTGTCCGCATCAATGGCCCGCGACACTTCCTGCAGCACCGCGCCCGCCGACCAGTCCGCGAGGTTGAGCTGGTCCGTCAGCGTGCAGAGGTAGCGCCGCATGGATTCCAGCTGTTCCCCGCTCGTCTTTCCGGCAATGGATGGGTACGCCAATTTCATGCTGCCCATCGTCGCACCTCCTTTCTCATGCGTCACTCCCCGCTTCCAGCACGCGCGTCAGGCCGTATAGCTTGATCTCGCCCTTTCCCGTCATGCGGAATTGCAGATGGTCGCACCGGCAAGGTCGGATCGGCAGCAGGAATGTTCGCAGTCCTTTCCCGTCCAGATGTCCGCTGTGCCGCCACTGTCCGTCCGAATCGTACTGAATCCAGAAATCCATGCTGCTTCCCTTCGGAAGCTGCATCCGCAGATCCAGCCGCGTGATGTACTTCTTCCCGGCAAGGCCATAGGTCATCATCCCGGTTTCTGCCATCCACTCGACGGTCCCTTCCGGCTGTCCTGCCGACCCATACAGACAGTCTACGTGCTTGTCGCTGTCCAGGCAGTAAAGCTCATCGTCCACGCGGGCAAACTCTGCCGCGTGCAGGCTGTCCTCCTTGTGCCAGATCCCGCGCCGCGTGTCGTAGCAGAAGAGCGCCCAGACGTTTTCTCCATCCCGCATCGAGATGTAATACTTCCCGCGTACCCCTCCGGCCACGGCCTCGTAGTAGAGTGTGTTTCCGAACGCGCTGCCGATGTTCTCCGGCATCCCGCCCGTGTAGACGCAGACGCCCATGCGCGACTTGTAATAGAGCCGGTCATCTACCACAACAAGGCTCTTTTCCGATCCGCGCTGCACGCCCTCACATTTCTGCACGACGACCTGATGTGCGCCCTGTGCAGATGGGTAGACCCTGTGGAAGCAGTCCTCCTTGAAGAAGATCGGGCTGTCGGCCAGCGTCGCCGCGCCCGTCCATCTCCCATCTGTGCCGCAGCTCGCGCGCCAGCTGTCCGTCGCCACGCCCTCATAGCACTCCCAGTTCTTGAAGTCCCCGAGCTTGCAGCAATAAAGCTCGTTCACGGTCTCGCCGTCCACCACGCCATACTTGCAGCCCCAGAGCCGGTTTCCGCTCTCGGTCACATGGTCCATGTCCGGCACCTTCCGCTCAGTCTTTATTGTCCCGCTCGTCAGCTCCGTCGTCTGGTCGACAAGGCCCACGATCACGATGTAGCTTTCCGCCACGTCGTATAGGATGTGCGAGCCGTTGAGCGCTTTCACCTGCTCACTTCCGGTCAGCCCGCTCAGCTGGATTCCATCGTACTTGGAAAATCCCTGTCCGATGCCGTCCGCCGCGAGCTTGAGATAGACCGTCGGCACCGACACCCATTGCGAGGTTGTCGCCGCGTACTGCTTCAGCGTGTGCACGCTCCCGCTCGTGTCAATCCAGTATTGGCCGTTTGTCGCGTTCTCCGGCTGATTGCTCTGCGTATAGCTCACCGTGATTGCCGTGCCGTCCACCGTGCAGAGCGAAATGCCGAGCTTCCGGCTCGCGCCAAGCGCCACGCTGTTTGCGTGCCCCATGTAGCCGTTGTCCGAATACTTTTCCGTGTTGAAGTAAATGCCGTCCGGGAAGATGCAGAGATACGCGCCCATCGACACGATCTGCTTCTTCCCGCTCGTGATCTGCACCGCTTTCATGTACTCGGCCATCGAATAGCCGGAGATGTAGAGCTGTTGGTTGTCGATCCAGCAAAGCGCGTCCCGCGAGATAAGCGCCTGCGGGCTGTTCAGCTGCCGGTCAAAGCTCCGCTTCGGCCTCTGGCTCAAAAGCGGGTAGTGCTCCGAGCACAGATTTTTCATGTCGTAAAACTCGCCGTCTCCAATTTCGAGATTGTGGTTGTACCCTCCGAAGACCTCCGTCGTGACGGTGCTCTTCTCTGTGTCCGTCAATCCTGGCATCAGCATCGGCCCCACCCCTTTCATTCATGTATTCACCGTTATGCACCCATTCTCCGGTCTTTCCTCCTGGAATTTTTGTGCCTTCTCGCATATTCATTCGCTTTTCTGTGCATATTTTTCATTGTTTTTTCATCTGGTTCAGCGGATCAGCCCAAATCGGCTGCGCCGGAGCCGTCTGCATCGGGCGAATCGGCCTGCTCATGCAGAAGTACCGCCATTCGTCCGCCACATGATCCTCCATGCTTGTGTCGAGATCTTCAACCTTGTGCTCGTCGTATACCAAAATCGGGATCGTGCGGATAAACGCCTCGCAGTTGCGGAAGACGTACATCCGCGGGTATCCGTTCTCGTCGAATTGCAGCCGGTAGTGGCATTGCATCCAGCCCGCGATGCGCTCGTTGTCGCCCTTGGTGAAATACACGCCGTACCGTGCCGCTGTCTGCTCGATGCTCTCGCCGCGGCTCGCGTCCCAGATTGCCGGGTCTGCAATGCCTGTGATGTCCTTTCCCTTGAGCCATGGGTGCTGCCGCTCGATCTTCGCGATCTCCGCAAACTGTTTGTCCGGTGTCCACTTCACACCCTCGTTCGGTGTCTGCGTACAGCCGTACAGCTCCAAAATGCGGTAGATCACGCCGTCGTAGTCCACCGCCCACCATGCGCAGGAGAACGGTTTCCCATAGCCGAAGTCGTAGCTCCGGCAGATCGTCCACCCGCTCGGAATCTCGAACGGATCGATGACGTGCGTGCCTTGCCGCGTCTGGTATCCGTCCGGGTTGTTGACGAAATCCTCGAAGAACTGCCCTTCGTAGACGTCCCATCTCCCGTCGAGCCACGCAGCCCGCAGTGTCGGCGGCAGATTCTCCAAACTTCGGATGTAGTCCGGCTGCTCCCGCAGCAGTGCCTTGTTGTCCGTTACCTTCGCCTGGATGAAGGAATAATCCTCCGGGTGCTCGTCCGGGTTAAAAACCCGGTCGACAAACAGCCGCTTGAAATAGCCGTGGCTCGGCCCACCGGGGTTCAGTGTGTAGTATGTCCGCTTCGGAAACCCGTTCGCGCCGCGCACGCAGGCATTGATCTTCTTGATCCATTCCTCGCGGAGCTGCGCCGCTTCGTCGATGAAGATCACGTCATACTCCGCGCCCTGATACTGGTAGAGGTCGTTGTCCTTTGCGCAGTAGCCGAACGCGATGCTGCTGCCGTTCGGGAAACGGAAGATCTTTTCCGTCTGGTTGTACTTTGCAAATCCCTTCAGCTCCGTCCGCAGCTGGTCGATGTGGTTGTTGCGCAGCTCCGGCATCGTCCGGCGCACGATCAGCTCCTTGATCCCCGGGTATCGCAGCGCCAGCAATTTTGACTTTGCGCGCACCGCCCAGCTTTTCCCGCCGCCGCGTGCTCCGCCGTATGCGATGTGCCGGTGCTTGTCGGTCATAAAGAGCCATTGCTTCGGCTGTACCGTGCCAATCGTCAGCGTTTTCATTCGCTGCTCTCCTCCAGCTCCCGGTCAATCTCAATCTTCACGCCTTGCGTCTCCCGGTTCTTTCCGTCCTCAGTGTCCCGCGCATATCCGAAGCCATAGGCCAGCGTAAACTGTGCGCCACGTTGTGCATCCCGGTCAAAGAGCCGTTCCGCCGCGTATTGTTCCACGCGCAGGCGCGCGCGCGTCACCGTGTCCACAAATTCGCGCTTTGCCTTGTAATTGAGCAAGCTCTGCCGCGAGGTAAACCCGAGCGCCAGCGCAAGTCCCTGAATGGTCATCGGCCTTCCGCCAACGTATACCGGCTCGCCGTTCTTGTTCAGCATCGGCGTTCCATCTCCATCTCGCAGCAGCTCCGGCTCGCAGCTTGCAAAATAGGCGTCGATCTTCTCCTGCATTTCCTCTGCCGATGTGAATGTCGGTTTCCGTCCCATCCGGCGTCACCTCCCTTCGCTTTTAAGCATAAACCATGCTTTTCGGCTTTTCACCCCACGCCAAAAGAGCGCCCGGGCCACCCCGCGCGCTTCTTCTGTTCCAGTGTCTTTATTCCTGCCGATCAAAATATCGCAGCTTTGCCGCCGCGACGCTGCACTTCCGGTAATCATAGCTTGCGCAATACCGGCTGATGTACTCTGCCGTGTCGCAGCTCTCCCGGAAGCAGAGCATGCAGCCGTCTTCGCACTTGATCGTCTTTTTTCCAGCTGCCGCCCAAAATGGGCATATGTACGCCCTGTGCCAGTAGTCGCTCATGCTCCGCCTCCTTCGTCGTAAAACTTTACACATTTACAAGGCTCAATCTAAGCGGCGTCCCGTCCGCTTGCGTTCCTGCTCCTTTTCCGGCACACATACATATTTATAATATTGATATCCGTACTTCGTCGCCCGGCACTCCGCCAGCACATATCCGCGTGGTGCCACCGGAGGCCGCTTCGGGCTGTACTCGCGCACGGCCTCCGTCGGCATCTCCGCCTCCGGCATCCGGCACGTCCGGCTTGCCTTCCAGCGGTGCCCGCCGAACTCCTCCCGCCAGTGGTCGAAGAGATAATTCGCCAGTGCCGTGTAGTCCTGCCCGTGGTCGACGAGCTGCCCGCTCTCATTTTTATAATAGTTGTGCCTCCGCAGCGGCTTCACGTCGATCACGCTGCCGCGTCCCCAGAGCTTCCCGATTTCCTCCTCCGGCACGCCGTCCGAGATCATGTGCAGGTGGAAGCGCCCCGTGTGCTTGCCCTTGCCGTACACCAGATAGATCTTCGCCGCCGGATATTTATATAGTATGCGTCGGTAAAAATTGTCCCGTTCCGGCTTGGACTCTGCAACGGTATGTACTTCGCTGTCCAGATCAAAGGTCAGCGTCGAATAAAGCGAGGCGGGCGAGAAGTTCGCATTGACAAGCCGCGCATTCTTCCGGCGGCTGATCGCCTCGCGGTGCGCTGCCCGGTCTTCCTCATTTTCAAAGCGCGGCTTTCTCGGCTTCGCCGTCCTGATGTCCGCGCTGTCTCCGATTTTGTACACGATCTGCTCGCAAACCGTTCCGCAAAAGATTCTCTGCTTCACTCTGCGCATCCCCGCTCACCCTTTCACCCTTTTTCTGCCGGTTCAAAGCAGCGCCGGTCGTCCGGCGCTCCGTTCAGCCGTCATGTTCCTCTCTCGCCCCGTGGATCAACCCCCCCGCGCCCCCGGAGGCCCTTTTATGCCCTCATCGCCGACCTCGATCCCAATAGCTTTCGCCCAGCTGATGAGCTTTCCGCCGCACGCATCCGGGTTCGGCTCAATTCCCAGAACTCCGGCACTCATCAGCACATCAGCCCATTCGTCAGCCAGCATCGGCCGCAGCTTTTCTTTTCGGCTTCGTGGACACTTCATGAGCTGCACTGTCGATGACATATAGTACAACGCACTCGCGAGCTGCTCCAGCACGCCATCTTCTCCGATTTCCTGAAAAATCCGTTCTCCCAGTTCGCTTCTCATTGTTCCTCCCATCAAATCGCGCCAAAGATTCCCGGCGTCATCCCAATGCTGGATTTTCCGGTCGCGCGGTATCTTCCGATATTTTCATTTCCTCAATTTCTTGCTTAATTTTCTCCCATTCTTGAGCATACCACTTGTCACTCCGTGCGCGCCGTTCTTCCGGCGTTTCCGCGAAAAGGTCTACATTCTCCGGAATGTCAAGGAGTTTCTTCGCGAATTTCTCCGCCGCAGCCTCCGGCGTTTCCGCGTCTGACTGAAGAAACGCTATCAGCAGCAGCGTATCGAAAACAAGGCCCCAGTCAGCGGCGCTTTCATTCACCTTCCATCCCTCGTTCCCCCTCACAACTCGGCGTCACCAGCCGTTCCCGGTTCTCGCAAATCAGCTTCTCCGCTTCCCGCAGCGACACCGGCGAATAGTCCGCTTCACACCCGATCGCCGGTTCCACGAATCCGTCATGCGTTCCGTATGTTCCGGCGTGCTGCGCAAAGTCTCCCCCGTTTGGAAACCGAATCGCCCAGCCGTCGTGCAGCCGTTCCAGTCGGGCATCCATCCCGACCTCCACGCAGTACCGGTACAGTTCCAGAATCTTCCCATACTTCCGCCGAACCTACCCCCGCTTCGCCTGCCGCATCCGCTCCCCATAGGAGCAGAAATCCCGTCCGTTGGTATCAATATCGTGCTCGAAACAGTGCCCATTCGGACTATCGGTAAGACCGACGTTTCGCTTCCAGTTCTGGCAGTCCTTGCAGCGCACCACCGGCGCAACGTCGGCTTCTGTGGTGTCCATCTCAAACTCATCGCTTAGCCACTTTCTTACAAATTTCAGGTCGCGCGAGCCGAATCCTATTTGCATCTCCCCATCTTGCCACCACATAACGTTGTAGTAAGCATCTCCAGCATCGTAGTTTACGATGATTTTCGCAAACGGGGTTTTAATCTTCTCTCTGTTTCCGCTTTCAGTTGATGCGTATTCAGCCATCTTCCATCGCCTCCAATTCGATCACAAATGTGTTGAAAAACCAGCGTGTTTCCTTGATCTCCCGGTCTGCGAGTTCGCGTGGAAAGGAGCGAAGCGTCTCGCCTATCGAGCATTCCTCATAGCTGCGTTTCCCATCTTTTACGCAGAGATTTACAGGCGCAAGCGGATTCTTCAATTCGTTGAACTTGAACTCACGAAGTTTCATCTTTCCTCGCCTCCCTCTCAAAATAGAATTCTATCGGCTTTTCGTTCTCAACCACATTGCCATACACAAGGCCGACTTTGTAGATGTAATTCTCACGCAGTTTGCGCGGAATCTCCGCAATATAGCGACGGAAGGTTTCCAGTGAGTTTGCCCGCTTGTAGTGGTTGCACATCCGGCTGGATGGCATTAGGCTCGAGAGGTCATCGCTTCCTGCATCCTCATCGTCCCACGCTCGCAGCGGCCGGAAGTGGTCGACCTGCATATCTCGGATGTCGATAGGCCGTCCGCAGTAGGCACAGTGGCCGTCATACTTCGCATGGACCGCTTCCCGTTTTTTCTTACTGAAGCTCATCCCTTGCCCTCCATTTCAGCCAGCGCCTTTTCGCGCGTCAGGAAAACATTCTTCCCGACGTTCCAAATGTCTTGTAAAAGGAATCCGTCAGCTTCAGTGTATGGTTTACTTTTATCCGGGTACGTTTCAAAGGTTCGCTTTAAGCGCCATATCGTATCACCCACCTTGCACGGCAGGACAAACACTCGCCCCTCTTTGTCGGCCACATGCAGGTTGTGTGCTCGCTCAATTCTGGACGTGTCGTTGTCAAAAGCCGCTTCGACGACTTCTTTCATCCAAGAAACCTTTTCAGGGCTTAACCCTGTGTCCTCATACTGTTTGAGTCGTTCCCATACCTGTTTCTGGCTGCAATCGGTATCGTA